ATAGCAACGAGCAAATGGCCGCCAAGCGTCGCAGAGATCCGGGAGCTCATGCTGGAGATCCAGCACCCTGACCTCATAGCGCCGGACAAGGCGTGGCTGGCAGTGTCCGACCTGCTCTACACAGTCGGGCAGAACAACTACGGCGACCTGAACCGGCAGCTCCCGCCGCTGGTGGCCCGTGCCGTCGAGTCAATCGGCTGGGGCAATCTCTGGGAAATGCACCGGAGCTACTGCGCAGGGGGCAAGCCCGGCATGGATCGGGTGGCGTTCATGCAGCAGTACACGCCAATGTATGAGCGAGAAAAAGCCCGAAGCATGACACCGGACGCAGTAAACGAACAAATAGACACAGCGGCCGCAGCGCTGCCAGACGGAGGCCGGGGGCTTCTGGAGCAGCTGGAAACCGACCGCAGGGAAAAAGACGAAACCTACAACAAACTGAGCTGGGGCTGGCAAAATAGGGCAATCGAGGCAGCAGCCGACCGGGTGGCCCTCGAAGCCGGAGAAAAGGAGGTATAGCATGAAGCGTGGGGAAATCTATTTTATCAAAAGCAACTACCGCGAGGAAGGAAGCGAACAGCGAGCCGACCGACCGGCGGTAATCGTATCGAACGACAAAAACAACGAACACAGCGACGTGGTGGAAATCGTCTACATGACGACGAAACCTAAAACAGACCTGCCGACGCATGTATTCACACGGAGCGCTCTCCAGCCTTCCACAATTTTGTGCGAACAAGTAAACAGCATAAGCGTGAAGCGTATCGGGACATGGATCGGAGAATTGACAGTGAACGAGCTCGCAGCGGTAGACACGGCGCTGGCAATCTCTCTGGGGATCGACTTCGGAAATGTTCAGAGCGTGCAGATCAGAGAACCGGAGCCGGAAGAAATTGAAAAACTCGCCAAGGAAATGCAGGCGCAGCCGATCCAGATCATGCAGGCAGAGAACGACGTCGAAAAGATAAAGCTCGAAACCGAGCGCGACCTTTACCGCAAATTATACAGCGAGCTGCTGGAAAATGTGACGAAGGGAGCAAGGGCATGAGGAAAAGACTGATTTATATATGCTCCCCGTGCCGCGGGGACATGGAAAAGAACATACAGAGGGCGCAGGAATACTGCCGGGAGGCCGTGGATCTCTGGCCGGACGTGATACCGATCGCGCCGCACGTTTACTGCACGCAGTTCCTCGACGACACCAACCAGACCGAGCGGGCCGTCGGTATGGATATAGGGATCAGCCTGCTGGATCTCTGCGACGAGATCTGGGTGTATGGCATAGAGAACCCAAGCGAAGGCATGAAGGCCGAGATCGAATACGCTCAGGCGAACGAGATCCCGATCAGAGACGCCGCGGACGTGTACAAGCTCAGGAAGGAGCTCGACACTTTAACAGAGAGCGTGCTCGGTGACGTGCTGCTGAAACTGCCCGGACATGCGAGCAGCCTCAACGGCGTGGCCGTCAGAGAGTCCACAAGCGTGTGCCTCAGTGGCGACCTGATCGAGCAGCTGGCGAAGGAACTCCGCAGGAACCGAGGCAACGACCTGATCGTCGATCAATTCACGGAGGCAGAGTCATGAGCTGGGACACAGTACCGGGTAAAAACCGCGAGGGCTACCCGGATCCGACAGCTTCGACAGCTCTCGCACATGTGCAGCGCAGCCAGCGCGGACTCCAGAGCAAGCGAGCCGGTGAACACTTCGAGAACATGATCACCGCAAGCCTGAACTGGTACAAGGACAAAGGCGTGGCACTGGTGGAAAAGACGCCGGAGCCTATGCGCCCTCTCCGACCGCCGAACAGATCCGGCCAGTTTCTTGCCTGCTACACCAAGGCAGGCCAGCCGGACTTCAAGGGCACGCTCACCGGAGGCCGGGCCGTCGTATTCGAGGCAAAGCACACGGACAGCGACAAGATCGAATACAGCCGCCTGACACCGGAACAGATCAGCAGTCTGACACTCCACCACGAGCTCGGCGCCGCTGCCTTCATTCTGGTGAGCGTGGGCCTGCAAGACTTCTACCGGGTACCGTGGGAAGTGTGGCGAGACATGAAGCAAATATACGGCCGCAAGCACATGAAGCTGGCCGATCTGGAGCCGTACCGGGTGCAATATATCGCCGGAGTGCTCAAAATGCTGGAAGGCATAGAGCTGACATACGGGCCGGACGAGTCCGACGAAACGAAAGGAGCAAACACATGAACGACGCATTATTTAGCAGCAGAGACATGAACTGGTGCACACCGGTGGACTTTTTCGAGAAGCTGGAGCGCGAGTTCCGCTTTGAGCTCGATCCAGCAGCCACCGACAAGAGCGCCAAGTGTCCGAAATACTTCACCCCGGCCGACAATGGGCTGGAGCAATCGTGGGGGGGTACCGCGTATTCTGCAACCCACCCTACGGCCGACAGATCGCCGAGTGGGTGCGCAAAGGCTACGAGGAAGGACAGAAGCCCGGCACGCTCGTGGTTATGCTTATTCCTGCACGAACTGACACGCAATACTGGCACGACTACGTTCTCAACGGGAAGGCCGACGAGGTTCGCTTCATACGCGGCCGCCTGAAATTCACCGACGAGGACGGCAAGGCCAAGGACGCGGCACCGTTCCCCTCTGCTCTCGTAATCTGGAGGGGGCCGGACATGACCAAGAAGCCGACAGCCTGCACAACCATGTAAAGGAGGATAACACAATGACAATTTATCTCGGAAACCTGAAAAGCGACGAGATCGCGAAGCGCCTCGGCATAGAGCTGACAGCTGAGGAAAAGGCAGAGCTCGACAGTTTTCACGAGGACACCACCGAAAAGGTGCACAACCGCTTCTGCTGGCACTGCTACGACATGCCCTTCGTGATCGCCTGCGGTAACTATGAGGCGGCCGTGAGGGTACGCGACATATTTCAGAAATATGAGGGCAGCATGAAAGGCCAGCTCCAGATCTCAGGAGACTGGGATGGCAGCCCGGAACCAGACAAAGCCTCGACTATGAAGCAGAGGCTTTACACCGAAGCACTGACGGTATCACGACGCATTGACAAGAAGGACGGAAACCTCGACGCACTGAACGGGGCGTGGCAGGCACTCACGACCGTGATCGACGACTGCGGGCTCCTCTCCGACTTCAACATCTGGAGGGATCGGAAATTCAGAGAGCAGCAGCTCGGCAAAGCATAAACGAAAGGAGGCAAAACAATGGACGCAATCACGAAAACAACCCGCCGGGAAAGTTACGACTCCGTGCTGCCGAAGGTAAAAGAACGCAGCCGCCAGATCCTCGAAGTGCTCGGCTCTCGCTCCATGACAGTGAGCGAGATCACCGACGAGCTGGTGAAGGCTGGCAAGATCCCATACTACAACCGCAACTATGTGGCGCCGAGACTCTCAGAGCTCAAAGACATGGGGAACGTGGAAACCTGCGGCCGCCGGAAATGCACGCACTCAAAAGCTACCGAAGCGGTATGGAAAAGAAAGGAGCCGGTGAAATTATGATCCGGGCACTATTAACAGCTGCGGCCGTGATCGTTCTGGCCTTCACTGCTCTGCTCATACTTTTGGTCATATTTCTGGCAGGGTTCGCGATCTGCTGCATATTCGGGCCGAGTTTTGACGAATACGGGCATATAAACGAGTGTATAGGCTGCCCGCACGCTGGCGACGACTGCCGAGGCTGCCGACACAACCCGGAATACTGGGAAAGAACGGAATATATCGGGCCGAGCCGCCGAGAATTGAAAAGACTCAGGAAGGGGGAAAGAACATGATCGCACTCAATGTACTGCTGGCCGTTGTAGCCGCCGTCCTGCTGCTGGGCGTAATCGCAGAAAACGACAAAGAAAAGAACAAAAATATCACGATCGCCTTCGTGGCCGTCGTCGCGCTTATTATCGCGCTGAACACTATCATGTAAGGAGGACGCAACAATGGCATATCAGCCGAAAATTATCACCGGAAAAGTAAAAGGGACGGGCTGGCCGATCGACGGCCATGTGCTCTACCTCTCCAGCTGGGACTATGACAGCCACGAGAGCTGGCACCTTTATGGCTGGGACGACGCAGACGACGAGGCCGTCATGCTGACAATGCACCAGACCGAAACAGAGGCGGGCCTGAGCAACGAGACGCTGGAGGACTTCACGAAAACGTGGAAGGCAAAGCAGTGGGAACCGCAGGGATCCTTCACTCTCCCGCTCGATCAGGTGGAAGTGCTGGAAGTAAAGCAGGAAGAACAGCCGGACGAAACACGCGAGAAGCTGCTCGCTCACGGGATCGACCTATCGCCGAGAAAAAAAGGCGAAAAAGGCGGGATCCTCTGCCTACCGCTCGACAAGAACCTGAACGGGGACGTGCAGGCAAAGCACCCGGACTGGCAGCCGGTACAGTGCCCGAAATGCGGCGCAAAATGTTGGAAACCGGCCGAGGCCGAAAAGCTCCAGAGAGAGGACGGCGTGCAGCTGCTCTGTACCAAGTGCGCACTGGAGGCCGGGCTCGTGCAGCCGTACAAGCAGATCAACCGGACGGATCCGAGAGGGAACCGTGCACAGCGAAGGAGGGCCGAGCGTGAAAGAAGGAAGCACAAATGAGTACAAAACATTCACGAGGCCAGACCAACCGAAGCAACGCTATATTCTAAAGCCGGACATATCGGCATATTATCCCGGAAACAGTCTGCGGGCGAGACTCTACGCCGAAGCCTGCAAGAGCCAGATCGAAACGCTGGCCTACTATCTGAAGCGCAGCACGGAGGAAATAGAGGCAGCGGCCAAGGAATTAGCAGAGACAACGACAATGACCTACAAGGAGGCAATCTACGAAGTAGGCCGCAGAATATTGAACAGCGAAAGCCTGCCGGACAGTCACGCCTCTATTATCCCACGCCGAACGGAGCCAAAACCGAAAAAGAACCGAGCGGCCAGAAGGAAAGAAGAAAAAGAAAGAAGGCGAAAACATGGAAAACAACGATAAAAACTACGCAGGAATCTGGGTGATCTACACTCTCGCCTCTCTGGCGGCGTGGATCGCTCTCATTATCGCCAAGAGCTGCGGCAGCGTCGGCCTGAGCTGGATCGCCGTCACGCTCGCGATCGTCTGGATCCCGTTCATGGTGCTGCTGCTCTCTCTGGCAATCATGCTGGCCCTGAACGGAATCGCCAAAGCACTGAAACGCTACGCCCTATGGAAAAGGCGCTGGAAAACAGCGAAGGCACTCAGGGAGGCCATGGAGGGCCTGACTCTGAACCAGATCGGCCCGATCTATGGAGTAAAACGCCAGCAGGGAGAAAAGAACCGGGAGTACAAGCGCCGGATCCTGAAAGCGGCCCGGACAGTGGACACGGTGAACGTGCAGCAGGCGCCAAGAAAACCGGCGCCACTGTTCGGTGAAGGGCTGGACAAAGCGGCCGAACAATTAGAAATGCAAAGAAACCCCGGAGAGAATGACGCACAATTCAGGAACAGAGTTGCGGCAGAAATAGACAGACGCTACGCTCTGGAGCACTGGCCGGAGGAAGGAGGAAAAAATGGACTACAAAACAGAAGCACAACCAAAGGCCGTCGCTGATAATATCCCGGTATTTTGTGCACACGACGAGATCGTGGACGTCACAAAGCTGGTACCGAACCCGAAGAACCCGAACCAGCACCCGGACGAACAGATCCAGCTACTCGGCCGCATAATCAGACAGACCGGGTGGAGGCAGCCGATCACAGTGTCGAAGCGCTCCGGCTTCATAGTGAAGGGACACGGCCGCCTCGCTGCTGCCATGCTGGAAGGGCTCAAAGCCGTGCCGGTAGACTACCAGAACTACACCAACGAGGCCGAGGAATACGCCGATCTGATCGCAGACAACCGGATCGCGGAGCTGGCCGACATGGACAACAAGCTGCTGGCCGACATTTTCGCAGACATTGACACCGGGGAGATCCCGGTGGAGCTGACCGGATACACAGAGGACGAAATGGAGAGTCTCGTCACCGGACTGGCCGAAGCACTCCACAACGACCTGAACGAACCGGACGACATACCGGAAACACCGGAACCGGAGGAAACAGTCACCCAGAAGGGCGACCTCTGGATCCTCGGACGCCACCGCGTCGTCTGCGGAGATAGCACAGACGAAAAAGCGCGGGAGCTGCTGCTGGACGGAAACACGCCGGAGATCCTGCTCACGGATCCACCGTACTGCTCCGGCGGCTTCCAAGAATCAGGACGCAGCGCCGGAAGTATCGGAACCAAACGCTACGACAGCAACGGGAAAGAAATCAAGGTGACGATCGCAAACGACACACTCAGCACGCGAGGGTACCAACAGCTCATGCGCTCAGTTCTGAAACAGTTCACCGGCACCGTGGTGTACGCCTTCACCGACTGGCGTATGTGGTTATACCTCTACGACGTTATGGAGGAAAGCGGCTTCGGCGTCAAAAACATGATCGTATGGAATAAGAAAACGCCGGGCATGGGTATGGGCTGGAGAACCCAGCACGAGCTCATCATGTTTGCACACCGTACAAAACCAGCGTGGGACAACCACAAAGGCTACGGGAACGTGATCGAGGCTACCCGCTCAGGAAACGAGCTGCACCCGACACAGAAGCCCGTCGAGATACTGGAGAAGCTGCTGGACAATACCGGGTGGGCTGAGGGCGTTCTGGACACGTTCGGAGGCTCAGGCACGACACTGATCGCAGCCGAGAGCGTCGGCCAGCCGTCCTACATCATGGAAATGGAACCCGGCTTCGTGGACGTAATCGTGCGCCGGTACATAAAGGCCACCGGAAAGACGACCGGGATCGAATTGATCAGGAAGGGCAAAACAGTGGGCCGTGAACACTACGAGCATTTTTTCACGGAATAGCAAAAACAAAGGGAGGTGGAAGCCATGGAGGCACAAGAAAAACAACCGAAGGAAACGGACGCGATAAAAAGCAAGCTGGCCCACTACGCGGGCTTCCAGCGCTTAATAGACAACCAGATCGCGAGGCTGGAAACTCTGGCCGCCTCTATGGGATCCCCTGCCTCTCCTAACCTAACCGGTATGCCAGCCGGAGGCGGTGACGGCAGCAGCAAACAAGAACGCCAAGTTCTGCGCAAGATCGAACTGGAGGACAAGATCCGGGGCATGATCGCGGAGGAAGCCGAAATAAGGGCCCAGATCGTCGAGCTCGTGGAGCAGCTGGAGAACCCAGACGAGAGAACCGTCATAGAGCTGCGGTACCTCGACCACCAGAACTGGTGGAGCGTAAGCACGACCATATTCGGAGAGGAAGCAGACTACGACGAGCACGAAAAGCGGTACCTGAAAAGAACCTTCAAGATCCACGGCTCTGCGCTGCAATCGCTGGCCCGGATTGAAAACAACCAAAAAAGTGAGTAAGCAAGCCCACCCGAAGCCAAAGAAAACGGCCGACGGTGGGCTTTTTGTGTGCAAAAGTCGGTCATAATGTGGACAACCAAAAACCGACCGGGGACAAAAGGGGATAAAAAGGGATAAAAGGGGATAACTGCACGAGTACAATAATAAAATAGCGAGAGCCGTCAAGAGGGAACCGAACCTCTGGCGGCTTTTCCTATGCCAGAAAATGCAAACAGTACCGCCCAGAAAATGAACTGGGAGGGGTGCAAATTTTTGAAAGGGGGCCAGCTATGTGAGCGATCTATTCTATACCGGCGCTGCCAAGCATACGAGCGGCGCGTTCTCCGTCAGCATGAAGAACGGCGACGAGCTCGTGAAGAAACTCAACAAGCTGGAGAAAGGCGGGGAGACGGCGATCAAGAGAACAGTCTCCGACTTCACAAGCCGAGCCCCTGCGTGGGTGAAGAAAGGGATCCGGCAACATTATGGAGTGGACAACGCCGCAATAGCTGAGGCGGGCCCGAAAACAAAGAAGGGGGCCTCTCACATAAAAGTGGCGGGGGTATCAGTTGACGGGGCCACTCTCGAATACAAAGGCAGAACGTTGACGCCAACTCACTTCAACCAATCACCAAAAGCAAGGCCAAGCGGACAGCAGGCAAAAAAGCTAAGGGTACCCGGCCAAGCAATAGCAACCGGCCGAGGATCTCCCGTTGCTATGGTGGCACCGCCTAAGAAGTACACAGTCAAGGCCACGATCATTAAAGGCGCGCGCGCTTCCATGGCGC